GTTGGCATTTTTGCGCTTGCGTGTCTTTTTGAGTTTACTCTTCTTCTCTTTGTTGAAGTTCACTACATCGGTTTCTGAAAGTCCGATGATCTCTGCTACTTCTTCTGAGGAGTTGTCAATCTTACTGTTCTCCATCCAATTTCTAAACTTACCTGTTGGATCGTTGTCTTCGAAGCACTTCAACTTGATATAGAGTTGCTTCTTCTCTTTCTGTATGCGGCGTAGAAAAGCATAGAAAGTGATCTGCGTAAAGAAGGCAAATGGATTTGTTGATTTTAAAGGATCAAAGTTGGTGGCATACATGATGCAGTTTTCTACCGCATCCCCAATCATCTCTTCTTTAAAACTGTAATTTGCAAAATTAGGCTTCTTGGCTAAGTTATTTGCAATATCTAAAAAGCATTGACCGATGTACTCGGTTACGCCCGGTGGCTTAATGCCCTCTTTCTTCGCCTTTTGAACAATCTCACGATGGTTTGATATGTCCTCTAGGAATCTTTTATTGTCTATGTAATGGCTAGCCTTCTTACTCATCAGTATCTCCATAATATTTTTGTGCAAATCTATAATAATTATTGGCGGGCAATCAGTTTAGGTACTAAATATCGGTGTCCGGTATGAAATGAATGGTTCTATAAGTATCTTAAGTAGGATCAGAATCGTACCCTAGGGTTACCTTTCCACCACGGTAACCCGTCATCCTCATCTTCATCCATATCATCTTGCTGCTCTTCATTTGTTGATTGGGCAGTATACCCACTTTCTACTGCCATGTCATTGTCTTCAACCATTTCTTTCAAAGGAAATTGTGGTTGATTGATGTACTCTTGCATTATCTGCTGTAAGTCATCTTGAGCCTTTTGAAGATCCGAGTGAATCTTTGCTTCGGTGTAATCATCAAACATTTTAACATCAGGTTCAGCCATAACAAGGACAATATCATTTGGTATGGTAAAGTATGTATCGTTCGTGTAAGCGATCCAATCCTTGAGGAATACCCCCATCTTGGGTTTACCATTTCGATCAGTAGCAGGTATTGACACTATTACCATTGGGCGTTCAATCATGTAATTATTTTCGATACTCTGTATAGTTGCAATCAATGTCTCTCCATTACGCAACCGTATAATCCTTGTTGCTGGAGGTGATCCTTCTTTTGAAAACTGCATTATAGAATCTCCTTAATTTGAATCTTCACCATTTTGTAATCAAATGACTCTTCGTTATATATTTTTACCCTTTCAATGAAGTGCTTCAGGGTATGGTTCTTCTTTGATTTCCAATGTAAGTCATCTGCAAGATCATAAAGTCTTGCTTTATCTTTACGCTCAGATTTACGGAGTTGGCGACCAATACTTTGAAGTACCCGAATACGGCTCTTTGATGGAGATGCAAATATAATATTTCGAAGGGATCGAATATTGATTCCTGTCGAGAAGGTACCATATGAAGCAACAATAATGGCGTTGTCTTCTTCCTCGGTGATCTGCCGAATATCCTCACGAACTTCACCTTCAGTTTCTCCCGACACATAGAACACCTTACGAGTGTCTCCTGCTGCTGTCTTGATTCGTTCAAATAGAGGCTTACCGTGCTTCTCTACAAACTGAAACAGAACAAGAGTATTTCCCTTAGTCGAACAAGCAAGTTTTGCAATCATGGAATTACGCCCATCACAAGATACAATCCAATCGATCTCTTCTTGATATGGAAGCCCTGCAACAGTCTTTGCAATTTCATCAGGATAAGTTAGCAAGATACAATCGATCTCAAGATTAGAAAGCAATTGCTTATCCATAAGATCTTTAGTTGTAGTTACTTGCTTTACAGTACCAAACAGTCCTTCGATTGCTAATTTGTGGGTTTGGGTTCCATCAAGTGTTCCTGTAAGCGCAATACGGAATGGGCAGTTTGTTAGTTTAGTCATAATGCTTGTTAGACTTGCTGCCTTGAATAGATGCGCCTCATCACCGATGACTGCACCGAACTGATCAAAATAGTCCTTAGGGAGTTTGTATATTGATTGCCAAGTAGTAATGACTATTTCCTTGGTTGGGTCATCTTTTTCTTCACCTCCGAAAACTTTGTGGACATAGTCGCTGACATTCCATCCATTTGAATCGTTTGTCGAATAGTCTTTGAAATCGTTGTACAGTTGAGTTACGAGTGAAATACTAGGAACAACTATTAATACTCTACGCTGCTCTTCCTTATCTTTATCCGTCAGTTGTAGTAGATTTGCATAGAACCGTGCAAGGACATAGATGATAAGACTCTTACCACTAGCAGTAGGAGATAGAAGTAAGCATCTATTCGTATTGAGTGCATGATGAATAGCATCCACTTGATGCTCATGTGGCTCAATTGGTTGTCCTCGTACCGACAGATTAAGACCCTTGATAATCTTATTTACGCAATCTTCGCGTGTACAAGGCTCTACTGGATTAATAAATTTTTGGTCTACGGTGAGATGATACTTGCGTTCTTCGCAGAACTGTGCTAAGTAATCTATCAGACCAATGTATAACAGACCGTTCCGTGGTTGGAACATTCTGATCTTACCGTCCCAATGTCGATTACGAAATGCGGGAGTGAATCTAGCGTTGGGAACTTCAAAGGTGAAGTATTCCTGAATCTCACGGGCAATCGCAGGTTCGCATGATAAACGGGTGTAGACCGTATTGTGTTTGTGAACAACAATTTCAGGCATCCTATTATTTAGGACTGCCTTATGAGGTAGTTTTAGATGATACCGTTTGTGAACTTGCGCCATTCGATGGAATTCCGAATTATCCAATGGCGTTGGGCGATGCCTTTGAGTATGCCCTCTAGGTAATCTACCTTCTCCTGTTGATATTCAATCTTGGATTGAAAGTCTGACAGTTGTTTATCTGACTCCAAGTAGATATCAAGATCGTTACGAAGAATCTTTGATTGGAAAGGTTCCCATCCTAATTCTTTCAATCGCTCCTGTGACATCTTACCTGTGTAGTATTCCCACTTATCTCTACGGAGTGTGCGGTAATCTGCTTGCGCTTTACGAAGAGTCAATCGCTCGTCATGAAAAATAACGAGATACTTGTTGTGGAGTTGGGGAATACGAACAGACTCGGTACCTAGTTCTGTATCGTCAATCGGCAGATCTTTCTCTGCCATTTCTTTGATTTTATCGAGATGCATGATCGATATAGTATATCATCCCCACAGCAAAAGTCAAAGGTTTGTAGTAATATATCTCGAAACCGACATCTTGAGAGTTGCAGACATAGTAGTGATATCTGTTATGTCATTTGAAAATTCAAGACCAGATAGATCTACAGGAACCAATCCCCAAAAATCAATTTTTCTAAATGCATTTTTCTTGTTGGTGAGTAAGATGAGTGATCCTTCATCCGAAGAACCCTTATCTGAGTGTTGATCTGTAATAAAGGATTCATATCCTGTATTTTCAAGAATCCATTGCACTACCGCATAGTAATTAGAAAAGTCTTGGTTGATGAGAAACTTAATAGAAATTGTCCCATAAGAGAATGATGCTTTTGGTATTTTAACTGTAGGCCCAATTGTAAATTCTGCTGTTAATGGTTCTGCTCCACACTCAGGAAGAGTAAACTCCTGAATGAAATATGTCATGTTTGGAATTTTGCGAAAAGAAAATAGAAAATTAGTGGGTGCTAATAGATTGGTGTTTAGATTACTATCAATTGCACCAATGATTGTACGATCTGCAATCCCATAATCTTTTTCGGTATAGGTTTTGTCGGATTCGATACTCATGCGTTGATTAATTTCTCATAGGTATAATATGTGAATGCCATAGTAACGCTAGCCACCATAGGAGTATTATCTACATCTGTTGTCTTGTACGCTAACTCGCTAACATTTATCGGAAACAATCCGCGAAAAGTAATTCTGAATGTCGGAGTTTTACGATTACTCAATACTAACAAGTAACCTTCTTCTGACATCCAATTTCGCCATGTAACACTATTAAAGTCATTGAGTCCTGCACACTCTTTTGACCATTTTACTAATGAATTATAGTTTGATAAATCTTCGTTTACCAAGAACTTAAATACCGCATCACCATGTGTTACTGATTCGCTTGTTGATTTTAGTACAGATCTACCGCCAGCAAATCCAGTAGGAATATTTATTGTGGGGTTTGACCAACCTGGTAAAGAAATACCTGTGCAGAAGTATGCCAAGGTTGGAACTCGCTTCAAACTAAATCTGAAGTTTGATGGATTAGAAAGATTTGTATCCGTAGGCATCTTATTATAGATACCGTTTTGATAATCTGCGGGTATTTCGTACATCACGCCTCCAATCTATATTTAGATATAAAAGAACAAGAGCGGCATTTCTGCCGCTCCTATTCCAAATGTGGGGTAACTTAATGCGTACTGTGAATCAGAAGAG